ATTCGATATCGACAAAGAGGTTATCAGTAAGATGACTTCTGACGGTATTATTCAAAATATACCATTGTATGATAGCACACGATATGATTGGTCTAAAAAGAAAGTAAACTCTCGCAAGATTACGCGCATGGGTAGTTCTAATATATTCAACGACATAAAGTCTTTATCAGAAAGAGAAGAAGTGGCACAGTATCGATTGAATGAAGTAAGTCGCGCCATGTCTCAGCTATTGACTACTGACGCCATGACCTTCATGGTAAACGGATTAGACTTCTTCAGCGGAGAATCTAATGCGACAATTGGTAATAAAATTAGGATTCAGTTCTTGAAAAATAGAGTTGATGAGTACGAAGGTAAATTCGATACAAAAAAATCAGGTGATTATCTAATCTTCGCATGTAAACATTCAATCTCTCCAAGTGAATACACACTAACTTTCTCTGGAGTTAAACTATCGAATGGTGATATAGTATGATACCACAAGCATTCGTAGACTTCTATGGCGATCAGGTCCGCTGGTTTGTGGGCGAGGTTGTCAATGTAAACGACGATCCATTACAATTGGGTCGCGCACAGGTACGTGCATTCGGTGTGTATGACAACATCGAAGACGCAGACCTACCTTGGGCGCAGATCGTCGTGCCGGTCACACAGGGAATACACGAAGGTAAAGGACAGAACCTTGGATTACTAGTAGGTACGCAGGTATTTGGCATCTTCTTGGATGGACAGAACTCTCAGTTGCCTATGGTTATCGGATCGATCCCGAAAGACGGAGACACGAACGAAAAGGCCAAGGCGAACTATCCGAAGAACAAAGTCTATGAGACTGAGAACGGCAACTTCAAAGAATGGGATGATGGTGATGACCGTATTCGCGAACAACATAACTCAGGAACTTATTATGAGTTACAGGCCGATGGTTCTCGCATGACTGTAATTGAACAGGGCGATACGTTGATTGTCAAGGGCGATGTCAATATATCAGTAGTCGGAACAGCAACAATTAGCTCAGGTACAGCTGTCGTAGTTAATGCGCCAGAGATTAAGTTGAACTCATAGGTAACGTATGACAGACATAATGCAACAGCTTGATTCTGACGACGGATTGAATATCACCCGTATCGACGGTACTGTCATCGAACCGATGGCACCCGCGTTCGATAAGATCAATCAGAACTTTGCCGCATTGATGAATCAAAACGGTTCGGGTCAACCTGTGAAGATATGGACAGGTTCTCGTGCGGAATACGACGCACTTACACCAGATTCAGATACGCTGTACTTCATTACGGGGTGATAGGTCGATATGCCTATTATCAACGACTCAGGTAACGAAACAATATTCCTTGGCAATACTCCGGTTGTCGAGGTACGTCTTGGTGGGCAGTTGTTGTGGCCAACACAAGTTGCGAAACCACCGATAGAAATTGTAGAAATTGGTTCACCTGTACTGAACGTCTCTCCTGTACCTGAAATTAGACTACCATCAATCAGTAAAGAAAGCCAAGACCTACTTCCGGCACTTGGCATCGTCTCTGCTGTGTCTCTACCTCAGTTTTCTGGTATCGAGATACCGTGTTCGGGCAGTACTCTACCAACTCGTGCGGAAATTGTCAACGAGTTTAACAAACTTGCTCAGATACCAAGCAAGTTAAAGGCCTATAGTATACAAGAACCAGACCTTGATGCCGAGATACAGAAGCAAATCGACGACATGGTCGCCAACATCGAAGACACGATGGAAGGCATCGGTGACATATTGTCTCCTCATTGGAAGAAAGGTGAAATTCGCAACTGGCAGAAAGAGGCTGACGACGCATGGAATGAACTGATTACCGACTATCACATCTATGTTCCGGCGAAGATGTTGGAGATGGTCAGTAAGTTAGTGCCTATTAACTTTCAGGTCAATGTACTTGGCATTAGTGTAGATGTTCTGAAGATACTGGAGAAGAGTGAACAAGAGAATATTCAGCAACAAATAGAGAATCAGATAGACCAGTATTATAACATGTTGCCGCAAGAATATCAATCATTCAATGGTGACTTTGGCTTGATCTGCGATGAATACAAAGCACGAGTGACTTGGCAGTATTTCAAGTCAGAGATCGTCTCTTTGGTCACTGGTCTTCTACACGACTCTTTCGGTAAGTTGATTGACAAGTTCAAGGAGATATGGGACGCCTTGAGTTTGCCAAGTCTACCGGACTTACTTGACTTTGATGTTGAGTCATTTATTCGAGGACAAGTAGACAGCGCGAAACAAAAGGCAGAGCAACACAAGCAGGACGCGATCGCAAAGGCCGAGTCACTGGAACAAGAAGTAAATAACTTTGACCTACAGTCCGAAGCGTACGGAATGGTTGTTGATCAGTTAGAGGGTGTATCTCTATTCGGTATGTCTCTACTAGATGTGATAGGTGGAGAGATAGACGAAACCGTCAAGATGGCCGAAAAAGATATTGACAATCTTGTTAAGTCTGCGCGTGACTTTGCGGCACAGTGGGACAAGAAGCTACTATTTGACTGGGTAGAAAAGGTCAAGAAGTTCTTCAACGCGATTGGGTTAGGTAAGCTTATGGACATTGTGGTACTGACTTTCTGTGATGTTCTGCCATTGATTGGCATACCTACGTCATTTGATGTTGAGTTACCTGTATAAATAGAACAAAAAGAGTTTAACCTAATGTCTAACGTATTCTCAATCGAAGATGGAAATCTGCAGAACAAACCGATCACGGTAAGTGTTGACCGTGAGTATTCGGATATCGACTGCACGTTTACTCCTAAGCCAACAACAGGTGATATCTACAAGAAGACAGATGCGGCTGCAGTACGTCAGGCAGTCAAGAATCTTCTTATGACTGATCGTGGATCAGTGCCATTTCGACCATATTATGGTGGTGACCTAGAAGGAATGTTGTTTGCGCTATCGACTGAGGTAGACGTAGAAGATATAGAAGATGCGATAAAAGTCGCAATTAAGAATAACGAGCCACGTGCAGAGGTGAGAAAAGTTACTGCTACGTTCAATGAAGATTATAATTCCCTTGGTGTAACATTAGTATTTGGCGTTGTCAATACTCCAAAAGTTATCACTATGGATTTAACTATTGCAAGGTCGAGATAAATGACAATCAATACAACTGATTTAGATTTTGGTGACATCAAGTCAAAACTGAAAACCCACCTAAGAAACAGTGGCGAGTTTGACGACTATGATTTTAACGCGAGTGGCCTATCCAACATTCTGGATGTGCTTGCATATAACACTCACGTCAATGCGTTGGTCGCAAACCTATCCATCAACGAATCCTTTCTTAGCACGTCGCAGTTACGTGCATCGGTAATCGGTCACGCAGAAACGCTAGGGTACACCGTCAAGTCTCGTACGGCAGCTCGTGCAACGTTGGATGTCTCTATCGTTGTTCCGGATGCGCCAGGCACCTTTACACTTGATGCAGGTACAGAATTTCTTGCGTCTATCGACGATATTGGTTATCGTTTCTTTACACTTGCACCACATACTGCGCAGAACGAAAGCGGTGTTTTTAACTTTACTAACATACAAGTCGCAGAAGGTCAAGTCAAGACACGTACATTTATCGCGAATAGTTCGGACGACGTGAGCTACATCATTCCAGATGAGAACATCGATACATCTACGCTGTCGGTACGTGTGTTCGATAATGCTACCTCTCCAGACTTTGTGGCCTATCAAGACCTACGTACATCAATTACCATTACAGATGACTCTACAGTCTACATGGTTAACGAGGCACCTAACGGTTATTACGAACTTATGTTTAGTGACGGTAACGTTCTAGGTAAGCGTCCAGTACAAGGCAATGTCATTCGCGTATCGTACATTTCCACACAACACGTCGAAGGTAACGGTGCGAAGAGTTTCACACTGAATGACTTCGCAGGCGAAGGATATACGATTACAACTACGACCGTATCTCCATCCGCTGGTGGTTCTGAGCGTGAGACAATGTCATCGATCAAGTTGAACGCCCCTCGTGCGTACACCGCACAGAATCGTTTGGTGACTGCAGACGACTACATGGCACTGATTCAGGCACGTCACTCTAACTACATCCGTGATGTTATCTCATGGGGTGGTAACGACAATCTACCCCCACAGTACGGTAAGGTATTTGTCAGTCTGAACTTCCGTGACGGTGTAGGTGAGGACGTACGTACCGCTGAGAAGACGCGTATTCAACAGGAACTAGCGTCTAACCTTTCTATCATGTCAATCGACCTAGAGTTTGTTGACCCACAGGAAACGTTCCTAGAACTACAGACGGTATTCAATATCGATCCATTGAAGGTAACTCAGTCTCAGACACTAGAGACAGATGTCAAGTCGTTAGTAAGCACACACGTACAAACAGAGTTGAATACATTCGGCGCAACTTTCCGTCGCTCGAACCTACTGACTCAGATCGATAACCTATCTCCAGCTATTCTCAACTCACGTATGACTGTCCGTATGCAACAGCGTATCGACATCACTGCATTGATCGCTGCGAAAGAAGCACAACTTACAGCAAACGGCGTTCTACCAGAAGACTTTGAAACCTATTACGAATCGGATCACATTGTCAACTTCCCAGTCGTTCTTGCTGAACCAGATAAAGACGACCACACTGTGGTCTCATCTGTTTTCAAATCAAATGGACTCAACGTTGTCATCAAGAACAAGTTGGGTACAAACCAGTTACAACTACTAGATCTAAATGACGTAGTCAAGATTGCTAACATCGGTACATACAACGCGGCGAAGGGTCAGGTAGAGATACGTTCTCTATTGGTGGACAAGGATAGCTATATCGGTGACGGCATTAAGATCAGTGTACTACCAGCGAACCAGAGTACTATCAGTCCGCTACGCAACTACATTATAACACAGGACGAAGATTTGTCAACTGTTTTATCAAACGTTGACCGTGGTGAAATCAAGGTTACGTTGTAATGGCTGGACTTCGCATCAATCCTAAGTTTCATCAATCCAAAGTAACTCAGGTATTACCTCAGTTCTTTCAGGGTCAGTATCCGAATCTAATTAAGTTCTTAGAGGCGTACTATGACTTTGCGGGTGAGGAAACTGCAGCGGCAGAGATCGAAGAGTTATTTGACATACGCAATATCTCTTCAGCCGATCTAGAATACCTAGATCTATTGATGAGAGAGATCAGTGATGGTATCGATACAGATTCATTCGACGCAAACGAAGACGTTAATCCACGATTGATGGCGCGACTTCTTTCGCACTTCTATCGTGCGAAGGGTACACAACTTTCTGCAGAACAATTCTTTAAGGCGTTTTACGGTGAGGATGTAGAAGTCATCTACCCAAAACGCGACATCTTTATTCTTAACGACAAGCCAGGTGGTTCTTTGATTGGTCCACAATCATTGAAGCGCATTCAGGACGACAAGAAGTATCAGATCTTTTCAGTTCTTTTAAAAACAGGCATGTCGTTCGGAGACTACGAGGCACTGTATAAAAAGATGGTGCATCCTGCTGGATTCTATCTAGCGGGCGAGACAGAGACTCAGGGGTTTGGTGATCTAGACCTAATGGCTGGTCCAACGACTGATCCGTTAGAAGTACCTAACTATCCAGTTGTTCTAGAAACATCTAGTCACATGAGTCTCGAACCAATTTACTCACTTCTTGTCATGGAAGAGAATGATCCAGTTGACGCACGTACACAAGCTCAGAAGGATGCCGGTGAAGGTATCATCGTTAGTTCACTTGAAACGCTTGATAAGTACGAAACTGTTACACTGCAACAACTATCCGACGACTTTGGTACAGTTGCAGAGTGGGTCAGCGTCAAGCCACCAACACTTGATGACGGTACACTAGATCTTTCTCAAACATATGAAAACCTAGACGCAGACGAGCATGGCGGATAACAATAATGACAAGACAAATTCTCAACACTGGTGCATCTGCTAACGACGGGACGGGCGATACTCTCCGCGAAGCCAGTGAAAAGATTAATCAGAATTTCCAAGAACTCTACGAAGCCGTAGGGTTTTCTGGTGGTGAGATTACTCTAGATTATCTTGACGCATACATTAACGGCGCGGTTGATAGTGCACTTGACGGTGTAGAACTTTCTGGTGTTATTGCAAACACACAGGCGCTGAATATCCTAGATGTTCGTGTTACTCAACACGATACAATTCTTATCTCGCATGATTCTCAGTTAGGGGGTCTTGCACAAGAAATTCAAAACATCAATACTTTAATTGATAACTCCACTATAGGAACACAAGGTCCGCCTGGGCCACAAGGTCCAGCAGGTACTCAAGGTCCAGCAGGTACTCAAGGATTATCCGGTACACAAGGTCCAGCGGGAAGTCAGGGTCCAATTGGTCCAACCGGACCAGTAGGTCCGATAGGTCCAACAGGTACTGAAGGACCGCAAGGTAGCAGAGGTCCAACCGGACCAGTAGGTCCAATAGGCCCTACAGGTACTGAAGGACCGCAGGGTAGTCAAGGACCAACGGGACCACGGGGACCGATAGGCCCTACAGGCACTGAAGGTCCACAGGGCCCGCAAGGTACAATTGGTTTACAAGGACCGCAAGGACCAACCGGAACAGAGGGACCACAGGGTCCACAGGGTACAATTGGTTTACAAGGACCACAAGGTCCGACAGGAACTGAAGGACCGCAAGGACCAGCTGGAACAAAAGGACCAGTAGGACCACAAGGCCCAACGGGAACCGAAGGTCCACAAGGATCGCCTGGCCCAGCGGGTCCAGTAGGACCAACGGGTCCAACCGGAACAGAAGGACCACAGGGTCCACAAGGAATAGCAGGCCCAGTAGGACCAACAGGTCCAACGGGTACTGAAGGTCCACAAGGTCCAGCAGGAACACAGGGTGAGCCAGGCCCACAAGGACCAACAGGAACAGAAGGTCCAGCTGGACCACAAGGATTAATTGGACCAGCAGGTCCACAAGGTCCGACAGGGACAGAGGGCCCACAAGGACCAGTTGGTACAAAAGGCCCTCAAGGAACAATAGGCCCAAGAGGTACAGAAGGTCCGGCGGGTACTCAAGGTCCAGTTGGTCCAGTCGGTCCAGTAGGACCAACAGGTACAGAAGGTCCACAAGGTGTACAGGGTCCGGCAGGTCCAGTAGGACCAACAGGTCCAAGAGGTACAGAAGGACCGCAGGGTTCAGCTGGTCCAAAAGGTCCACAAGGCACAATTGGTTTACAAGGAACCCGTGGTCCACAAGGTGATGCCGGACCTCAAGGTCCAGCGGGAACAGAGCCAGGGCCGCCAGGCACGAGAGGACCACAGGGATCGCCTGGGCCACAGGGACCAGCAGGAACGGAGCCGGGGCCGCCAGGCACACGTGGTCCTCAAGGTTCACCTGGCCCACAAGGTTCAGCAGGTCCACAGGGACCAGTAGGCATACAGGGTCCGCAGGGTACAGTTGGACCACAAGGAATTAGAGGAACGATCGGCCCACAAGGTTCACAAGGCCCAGTTGGAACCAGAGGTCCAGTCGGTCCAAGAGGAACGATTGGTTCTCAGGGACCACAAGGTCCAGTAGGTACTAAAGGTCCACAAGGTTCTAGGGGTCCAGCTGGATCAGTCGGTCCTCAAGGTCCAACAGGTACAATTGGTCCAGCAGGACCACGTGGTACAATTGGTCTTCAGGGACCACAAGGAACTGTTGGTTCTCAAGGCCCTGTGGGTCCACGTGGTACACAAGGTAGCCAAGGTCCACAAGGACCAACGGGTACAAGAGGTCCGGTAGGATCTAGAGGTCCAGCAGGTAGCCAAGGTCCACAAGGTCCAGTAGGTACTAAAGGTCCACAAGGTTCTAGGGGTCCAGCGGGTAGTCAAGGTCCACAAGGACCAGTCGGAACCATAGGTCCAGTGGGGCCAAGAGGTACGCAGGGCTCACAAGGTCCGCAGGGACCAACAGGTACAAGAGGTCCGGTGGGGTCTAGAGGACCACAAGGTAGCCAAGGACCGCAGGGCCCGGTAGGTACAGTTGGTCCGGTCGGTCCAAGAGGAACAATTGGATCACAAGGTCCGCAGGGTCCAACCGGAACTAAAGGTCCAGTAGGAACTAGAGGTCCAGCAGGTAGCCAAGGTCCACAAGGCCCAGTTGGAACCAGAGGTCCAGTAGGTCCACGTGGTACTCAGGGTTCTCAGGGTCCACAAGGTCCAGTTGGAACCAGAGGTCCAGTCGGACCAAGAGGAACAATTGGATCACAAGGACCACAAGGTCCAACGGGTACAAGAGGTCCGGTGGGGTCTAGAGGACCACAAGGTAGCCAAGGACCGCAGGGTCCAGTTGGAACCAGAGGTCCAGTGGGTCCACGTGGTACGCAGGGTTCTCAAGGACCGCAGGGTCCGGTAGGTACAATAGGACCAGTAGGTCCACGTGGTACGCAGGGCTCTCAAGGACCGCAAGGACCACAAGGCTCTAGAGGTCCAGCGGGAAGTCAGGGTCCACAAGGTCCAGTTGGAACAAAAGGACCACAGGGTAGTCAAGGACCAAGGGGTTCTCAGGGTCCGCAGGGAACACGTGGTGTGCAGGGATCTCAAGGTCCAGCTGGAACTAGGGGTCCACAAGGATCTCCGGGCCCTGCAGGTACTCGTGGTCCACAAGGAGCTACTGGTACAATTGGTCCAACGGGTCCAGTCGGTAATGTAGGTAATGCTGTTGTATTCAATACACAAACTGCACTGAATGGTGCAACACCGTCTAATTCAACTCTATCAACGCAAGTTAAAAACTTTGGTAGTAGGGGTATAGTTTACAGCGGTGATGTTGTATGGTATATTGTAGACGGACGTGTGTTCCAAGCAACAAGTACAAGCACAGGTACAGCTACCTTTACAGAAAGAACTGGAAATGGATCAGGTATTTTAAGTGCGAGCGCATTAATATTCTCTACTAGTACAGGTGAAGGTACTGTATTGAATGAAAACGGAATGGCCATATTTGATGGAGGCACAGCAAGGGTAATTATTGGAGACCTAAGTAGTACATTCACTGCGCCTTAACAGTATGAGGGGAAGGTTGACTTCCCCCTTTTTTTGGAATATATTATGATAGCAAATTTGTGTGCATACAAATACCCTAAACTTTATGGTAATTGGGCACAAATGTATTGTCATGTCACTCTTGCTTTGTGTAATCTTGGGTATGTTGTAAATCGTAGTCCATTCATTGAAGCACCAAGTTTGCAACACATGACTACACGCGGAATTGTAGACAATTCAGATGATTTATACATTTACAATCATACCTTCCTTGAAGAATTGAATCAACAGGGGTTGACACGCAGTAAAAATATTATTATAATAAAACCAACTGCACCCACTCCTCTTCACTTTACAATGGATACAGTAGGTTATGCAGCTGCATCATCTATCACCTACGATGAACCCGATTATATAAACTATGACAGTACATCTTTTTTCGAAAAGGATGTGCCAAAGTATATCGAAGATAGACAGTCTAAGTGGTCAGATAGGCAAGATGAGTTTAGATTCTTAAACGAGGAACTGTCCTTACCGGACGATCATGTGCTAGTGATAGGTCAAATGCCTGGCGATCAGACGGTAACGCAAATGTCATTTGGTAATCACTGGGATAAGTTATGCGCGATTGTGGAGGAACTAAAAGGTACTCAACCAATTGTAGTAAAACTTCATCCTACGCTCAAAAGAGAATCTGACAATTGGGCAATGTATGAGCAAAAAATCATTCAGTGGAGAAATGAAGGGGTCACTGTATTTGAAGAATTTGAAAGTCTGTATGATATCTTACCTAAAACAAAGGTCGCAATCATAGAAAACAGCACTTGTGGTATAGAATGTATGATGCATGATGTACCTATTATATCATATGGCTATCCAGAATACCATTGGATAACAAAAGATCTAAGACATTTATCACAATTAAAAATGTTTGTGGAAAATTTGTCTTGGTTTGACAAACATAAATCACGTAGTTTTATCGCATGGTATTGCCAACAATATCAATGTTACGACTATGAGAGTACGCTTAGACGACTCAAAAAACTTTTATTTCGAGACGTTTAAAAAATCGTTATAAATAAAGAATAATTATTTCTATTTGGGAAAATGAAATGCCGGCTATAGTAAGACAAACAATCAGCAGGAGTATGGCAAAGGATCTTCTGACAGATATCCAAGACTCCAGCAATGAATATTATATCGGAATTGGTAAATCTGATACATTCAATGAACTTGACACCGTGATTGATCCCGTTGATTCTCCACGCGATGAGCGAGAGTTTAGAAACAACCTACAGTCAATTAAAAAAGTAGAAGGATCTACATTCGTCGCAAGGCGTGTTAACTGGTCTCAGGGTACAATTTATTCAGGATGGGACGATGCAACATCATCGGATGTACCACCAGAATATTCATACTACGTACTAACTGACGCGAAAGAAGTGTATGTATGTTTGAGTCCAGGCCTGAATCCAGACGGTACAGTTAAACCATCTACAGACGAACCTAACTGGGGTATCTATTCTCCGGTTGGTGATGTAACTGATCCAACCGATCCAATGTACAATCTACGTGAATGGTGGAAACCGTTCACTACTCC